CTAATAGGGGCAGGAAAACTGGTTATGCAAAGAGAGTAAACACAACCAAGAAACACACCTGCCCCCATACCGCATGCAGTAATGCTATGCAGGATTAACCTTTGAATAGGTTTGAATTAGTCCTTCAATGTAGTCACTGGCTTGTTGCTTTGTCATTTCTTTTACATTAAGGGTTTCTAATTTACAGTTCTTTTCAACTTTTTGTAATTCAGCCAACCCTTTAGTGTCACCTAAAGACTTCATAAAGTCTTCCCTTAGTTTCATTATATAGTTGTGCTGACTAGATGTTGATTTATCGCCACCTGTCTTCATGTTTGGGTTATGACCAGTGGTAACACCATTGCTAGGAATATTCTTTTTTGGTGTTGGTTTTGCGCCTGCAAATGGCATATCTGAAGATTGATTATATTGAACCAAATCTTCACCTGCATAAATATGCAAACCCAAGCCTTGTAAGGCTATTGCCTTTGCTAAACACCTTTGAACTGATGTATTGATTTGAAAGGCATTTGGTTTGGTGACTGTATTATTCCTATTGTCCAACACTGGATGAACTTGTGTTCTGTTAATACCCTCAACTGAAACTGTAACCTGAACAAATGCACCTGCATCAGTTGTCATATAAGGTTGTCTGCAAGATTCAACACCCCACTTGTGAACCTTCCAAGTTGCATTAGGGAAATGTTTTAGTAAGGTCATCACAGCCCATGCCCAAGAAAGATAAGTAAATTGACCTTTCTTTTCTAAGTGCGCTGAAACATCTACTTTTGAAAGTGTTTCAAATACGCTTTTCTTTGTTGTTGCCATTTGGTTTTTTTCCTTCACTTTTGTTTTTATTAGAAGTTTTTACCTTGCCACTGTCTAAAATTTCATCAAACAGTTTGAATAAATGCTTATTAAGTTTTTGCTGTTCCTTATTAAAATCAATCATAGTTTTCAATCATTTCTACAACCTGTTTAGCGTGCAAACCTAAAGCGTTTGCACAGTCTTCAACTTGATTATGTTGCCATGTTCTTTTATTGTGAAGTAGTAGTGAAAGCATACCTTCTGAAACATTCATTCTGTTGCTTAACCATTTTTGCTTAATTCCATAGTCTGCCAAAAAATTTACCAGTGTCCCTTTTGGGTTGGACACACTATTCTTTGGTAGTACCCTAGCTAAATATTTTTGTAGCATTTTTTTTAATATCCTTTTCTTTGTCTTTTATAATTTTTTTAAGAAACCCCATATTTAAATCAATTAGTTTTACTTGATGTTTTACATATTTTTTATGGTCTTCATCAAGAATTTGAAAACCTAAATTACAATATTTATCCATAAACTCTGTTTGTAATATAGCTTCATTCATTGCATGTTTAATTTTCTTTAATCCACTAATAAAACTATCATCACTTTCTTTTTTTCTTGAAATTCTGTATTCACTGTTTTTTATAATATCTAAAATTTCTTCTTTGCTAATCTCAACAAAAATCTGTGTGGCTTCACCTATGTTTTTTATCTTATCATCTATAAGAATCCCATCATGCAGGTGTTCTTTGTAGTCAAAGTTGCACTTATCTAAATATATCTTCCAATAGACCTTTCTTCTGCAATTTTCTTCCTTATATCTTGTAATAGTAATTGTATAGCCAAATTTTTCATAGTGATATTGTTTGTAATCTACACCTTCAGTTGTGGTTGTAAATGAAAAATCCATTATCTACGCTTCTGTAATGTTTGTTTTGCGCCTTCTACATTTCCATCTGTGACCAATCTTCCTTCATGCCAACCACATGAAAACTTCTCATTTCCAGTTAGAACCCAAATGTGATATTGATTGGCTGAATTTACCATTCTGCTTTCTGCAGGGAACAATTCAACACCTTCTGCTTCCACACCACAAATGTCATTCTTAATCCATTGCTTGTGTTGCCATGTTATAATGCTATCAACAGACTTTTCATGTGTTTTAATTGAAAGGTGAATCCAATCTTTTTCTTCATTAACAAAAACATAATACAAATCATTCACATAAACTTTTTCATTTTCTATGGTGTCTCTGTAAGCATGTTTTGCATTGCGCATTGTAGTTCCAAGCAACACATCTGAAAATTTTGCAAGGTGTTTCATTTGTTTGTAGATTCTTTTTATAGCCTGTCTTTTTGGTTCTTGTAGAAGTGGGTGTTCAATTCTCCGCAAGCTTTCCCATTCACCTGATTTTATATTTTCTTTTATAGCAATCATTCTTATTCTCTTTCAATTTCTATAAGATTAATCCTGTGGATGTTTTTAAGGTTTAAAGGGTCAATTATTATTTCACTTTCTTCCCTTTCGTCGGTATAAAATAAAACAGCTTCCTTTGGTGCTTCTGCTTTTAAAATACAAGCTTCACCACCTAAACCTAAAAACCTATAGGCAAACATTTTAGCTATTTTAGAATTTGTTGTCCAAGACACACCAACATTAATATCAAAATCAGCATTGTGTTTCAAAAGGATTCCCCTGTAAATTGTTATTGTTTCAGGTAGTGCATCAAACTTGACTTGGCAATCTTCACTGGCACAAACTACAGGCGCATGTTTAAAGATTGTCAAAACATTATCCCATGTTTCAAATTCATTTAATGGGTTTTCTGATAGCTGATAAAGTTCAGCTAGTTCCAAAAACTCATCATAGCTTATTTCATATTTTGCCATGTGTAAAGCTTAATAAACAAATCAAACATAATGCAAATGTTTTTTTACAACCCTTATTTTTATTATTAAATACTAATATTTTTATAGTATTTATAGCTGTTAGCTAAGTGTTAGTTAAGTGTTAAATTCCTTAAATTTTAAGGCATTATAGGGGGTTTTGCCTTAATATTTTAAATTTAGGGCAAATTGATTTCAAGGTGGGTAGCTTTAGTGATATGTTGTAAAGTTATCTATACATACATACATTCAAAAAAATTAAAAAAGTGGCTATTTGGGGCAAATTTGGGATTTTATAGAGAAGGCAAAATTGGGCAAAAAACAAGCTTTTTAGCCTGTTTTTAAACTGAAATTCAAACCCCAACAAATGCCCCAAACCTTAAATTTTAAACTTCTTCAAATGTTAATTGTGTGCTAAAAACATTATAAGCAACTTCTGTAAACTCTAAATTTGATTGTGTAAATCTAACCTGATAAGAATAGTTTGAACCATCTTCAGAAAAATAAAATGGCTTTAATTGTCCAACTGTATATTCAAATAACACTTCCAACCTACCTTTATCTGTGCTATTTAAATGTGTATAATTCAAAGCCCAACTGCGTTTCCTGCCAAACTTTTGGGTGGTATAGGCTGTGTTGTTATAAGCTTTTCTTGTTATTATTCCATTATAATTTCTTCCATATCTAATGCCCACCTGTGGATTAGTTGAAGGTGTATAACTTCCATTTCCAGTTCCATCATTTGCACTGGCAAACTTTGCGCTAGTTACAGCCATTATAATTTCCTTTCAATATTTTGTCTTTTAGTCTGTTTAAACACTTTATGTTTCACCTAACCACATCCCAACCACACTTATTTTTCCAACAGTTCTTTTTGTTTCAGTAATGATAAACCCAACCTCATCACCGCCAACATCTTTTCCAAGAGCATATCCTATGTCTGCATTAAACTGAAAAACGTCACCCACCTCTAAATAATAATATTTAGGGTGAAACACATCAAAAGAACACACCATTTTTGGTTCACCAAAATGTGCAAACCTTTTTGATTTCCAATTTGATATTCCTGTGCTGTCATTTAAAATATTAAATGCTAATTCTTGTGTGTTTTCATTGGTAAGGTTGCCAAAGTTATAATTGGTTCTAGGTGTTGAATTTGTTTCTGTGCTTATTGTTTGCCATTTTTCTGTGGCAGGGTGTTGGTTATATTTCATTTTTAATTTTGTGACCACTGAAGTGATTGGTGACATTTTAAATTGAAGGTTATTAATTTCAGCTTTTGAAAAAATTAGATTTCCACCACTGGTACTGGTTGCGCTTACACTGCTTGGGTGTGGGTCAATATATTTATAAGTCCCCTGACAGTCTGTTCTAAAAATAAAATTACCTTCAAATTGACACTTATCTAATAATTGTTGCAGTGTCTGCTCTTTATATCCACTATAGGTTACATTGTAGTTTGACCTTGCTGAATCCAGTGTTGCCCAGTTTGTAGGTGTTGCTGTAACACCCCCAAATCTATATATCAAATCCCTGTGCATATCCACAATGGTTGTGACCAGTGTGCTAGTTGCCCAACTTTGGGTATAGCCATCAGCCCCACAATATAAATGGTCTATTCCTAAAATTTCACGCATGCCTGATTGCAGGTTTTTGTTTGATTGGGATAAATCAACAGCGCAGGTTGCGTTAATTCTTATGTCATAAAGTTCCGCATAGTGCTTTAAATTTCCTGAACCTTCATACTCATCAAAAGTTCCTGAAGTTCTTAATGAAAGCGTGTCAGGATAGCCATCTGTGGTAGCCACATTAACAGTAAATGATTGTGTTATTAAGCCTGATGTGGCTGTGTCTGCGCCACTCCCATCTGACATGCTTAATTCATTAGTGGCAGGATTCCATGTAGAATTATTGCCACCAGTAGAAAATGTGGTGTCATCAACCCTTGCATCAAGTTGAATGGTTGCATCAGTGTAACTAACCCCTGAATCCGCAGAGCCTTTAAGTTTATAAACAACAGTAATTGTATAAGCTGTTGGTGCGCCTGAAAATTGTGGAAGGGAATAGGTAACTATTTCATTTGTATCAGTTGTTGATTGTTGTGAACCTGTGGCAGAAACACCTGCATTTTGTGTTGTTCCAAAATTAGCAGTGCTATCTGCGTTTGGAACCGCATAAGCGTTTTCTAGGTTTGAGCCTGAACCAGTTACTGCAAAAGGTTTTGATTTTACCAACCTGTAAAGTCTTTTATCTGCATAAGAAATATTTATTCCGTTATAAGCCTCAGAAGCACTATCTAACCCACCTGAACTATTAATCCCAATAGGAATAAATTTTTCCAATAGTTCATCCCATAAATGTGGGTGTGCATCAGAAGCTATT